AGGGAATATGTCGGGTTGGTCGTGGACAGGTTGACGCATTGCTCGCGATCAAAGCCATTCTCGACGCACCATGAAACGGTCTTCCGCATCCGGTGGCCCTTGACGCGGGCGTGATCCATCGACCTGGCTTCGCGGCTGATGATAAATTCCTCGGGCGGCAGACCCTCGATGCCGATTTGCTTGTGCGTCCAGGTCCGCTCGAGCGTCACATCGACAAGCTGCGGCGGCGGCGCTTCCATCATCATGGGCGAACCCATTTCATCAAGCACGGCCTGGCCCGCTTCATCGATCATCGGGACAATGCTGCCGTCTGCCTCGCCGGCATATTCGCGTGATTGGGTGACCTTTATTTCGCCCTCGACAGGTTGCGAGAGCATATAAATCAGTTCGTCTTCGGTCAGGCCAGTGTGGTTCGTCCGCTCGGATTTCTCTTCCTCCGACCAGAAGACTTTGACCATTCCGTTTTTCTGGATCAGCGCATCTTTGAACCAGGAATAGATTGTCGAGAAACCATCGTTCTGCTCGAAGACAACGTGGTTCGCGTAGTCCGTCATCTGCTCACATTGTTCTTCGTACTGCTCGGCGCTCGGCTTGTACTTGCAGGCCGTGGAACCCGACAGGAATATCCGCATCAGGCTCGGCATGATCCATTCGACGGTGTCCTGGACATCGGACATCACGACCTTCGACCGGCCTTTGACTTCGTTCCCAAACGGTTCTGATCTGTAATATTTCAGCGCCAGGGCGCGCTCGGTGGCAATCGTGCCTTCCTGATACCCAACGGCCGATGTTATCTCCGCGGCGACGATTGACCTTAAGGCATCGTCATCAATCGGAGTGGGCTTGGCGCTTGCCATCAAGCAGCCTTCTCACCAGCCCGCATCCTATCCTCGGACGCCATGGCCTCGATCATTTCGTCCGCGCCATCCTTCGTCCACCAGCGTTGGTCGGGCTTCTTGTCCGTTTCCTCGCCAGGCTGCGGGTTCTGGCCGTGGTCGCCGATCATCCGCGTATTTACCTCGCCATCGACCATGATCACCCACCGGCCGAAACCCATGTGTTTCTTGGAGTAGACGGGGCTGGCCGGCGCCGGGGCATCGCCAGGAAGGATCGGCGTCAGGCCATCGGGGTTGTTGCGGTCCATGCCCTCCACCGCGTTGTTGCCGTCCTGTGGCGGGACATAATCCTTCGCGCTCGCAACCGCGCCACTCTCAACCGCGGCCAGGGCTTCGGGCGAAATGATGTCGCTGGACACTGGCGGCATGACCAAGCCGGGGTTCAGTTCCTGAATGCAAGCCTCGAGCCGGTCAATCTGTTGCACCATCAAGCCGACTTGCTGTTGCAGCGTTCTGATCTTCGTGCGGAATTCCAGTTGGCTCATTTCTTTGACGCCTTGACCGGATCGGCCTTCGGTGCCTTCGCCTTCTTCGGCTTCTTGGTCGATACCGAAAGGATGGTGCCAGCCGCCATGGCAGACTTCGCCAGCTTGCCATCGACATAGACCGTCAACGACGATTTGAACATGCAGGGCTTCTTGACCTTGAACATCTTGCCGGTGCTTTCGTCAACGTCGGCGTGTTCCATTTCAGTGTCCCAGGCGCGAAGCTTTTCGAGAGCCTTCTGGTTGAACGCGTCGGCCTCGGCCCGAGCCGCGGACACCTTGGCGACGTGGGCCTCGTCGGCGCCGCTCGCATAGTAAATTCCGGTTTCCTTGCTCATGTGAACTGCCTTCCATCGGTTTCGTATTCCAGGGTTTTGCGCTTCGCCGGTGTCGGCGTGGCAAAGGTTAACGCCGCCGCATCGCCGGCATCGGGACTGAAGCCCAGCCGTTCTTTGATGTGGTCTTTAGGTTCCAGAATGATTTGGGAATTTGAGTTGTATCGGGTTGCGCCCTTGCCCCAAATGACGGAGCAGAAATCAGTGTGCATGGCGTCTTCGTCGGGGATGTCAACGCCGGCCGGGTCGGCCAGCCAATCGCGGAGAGCGCCCCACATTTCGGCGCGCTTGTTTGCCCACTGGACATTGTCGATGGGCTTGCCGCCAAAGTTTATTGCTTGGATCAAGCGTTTATCCTCAGTTTCTTTCAGCCGGTCCACGACACCGGCCCCAACGCCGGTCACATCGATGTTTACTTTGGATGGCTTCACTTCGTCAATGATTTTCGATACCACGCCGGCAATATGCATCGTGTCATCGCTGTCCAGGGTGCGGTTGATATGACCTCCGAGACGCCGGCCCTGTCGATCGATGATGCGGGTTTTGTCATCACCGCCGCGGGCCACATCAACACCCAGGACGATGGGCAGATCGCCCGGCTTGACCGTGTTCTTGCGCGCAGCATAGACCCAGTCCGAGTGGATGAATGTCTCGTCGCCGCCGGTCTGGAATGCTTCCTCTGCCGTCGCCGGGTACTCCTGACGGAACAGCCAACAGATCAAATCATCGGGCGAGCCAGCGGATTGCGCCAGCGCCTGGTTGGTCCGGTGCATCCAGAATATCTGATCGTCATCGAGGTCGTGCAGTTCGCCGTACTCTCGGAATGCCTCAGGTGCTTTCCATCCCTCTGGTGCCTCGGCGCGGTATGGCGCGTGGTCGAACCAGGCGACGAAGATCAGTTGATATTCGCTCTCACCTCGCTCTGCCGCCTTGCACATATTGTAGAACAGATCGCCCAGACCGTTGGCCGTGCTTTCCAGGATTACCTCTGTTCCATCCTGGTCTGGCACCGCTTGCAGCGCGCCGGCCACATGGTCCGCGGCATTCTCCCAAAAGGCGACCTCACTGCCGTGAAACAGTTGGATAGTTTCGGAGCGTCCCACGCCGCGGGCACCGGCCGTACCGACCTTGTAGCCACTGTCGAGGGTGAGAAATTCCAGCTCTCGGTTATTGGACTTTCCTGTCAGAGGCTTGACCTTGAGCGGGCAATTATCGTGGAACCGCTCGGCCATAGTGAAGAGGTTTTCAGTGGCGTCTGATTTGTGCGTGAGGATGAAGGCTCTATAGCCTTTTGTGTGCGTGACCTTGTGGTAGTAGCGCCCTTCGACATAGGTCGATATGCCAGGCTGTCGGGCTTTCAGGATCAGAGCGCGGACCCGGCCCGTTTCCTCTCGCTGGCGTTCAATCCTGTTGTGGACAATGTGCTGAACTTCGTTGAGGACGAACGGGATGACACCGCCCTCCTTCGGCCTGATCCGCAAACAGCTTTCGGCGTACCATGGGAAGTCATCGCGCAACGTCTCGCGGATTTCGAGTTCATCTTCGGGGATTGCCTGGACGCTCATGTTAAAAAAAACACCCGGCGCGATAGGGGATCAACGCCGGGTCAGTCGAAGGGAGGTGCGCCGGGGGGAGCCGGCGCGTTTCGTCTGGGAGACGAGGTTTCACGATAGCAAATTGGGCGGCCATGTCAAACACATAAAAACCAGTGGCCGAGCATGACGACGGCAAGCAGGGCCAGGGCGCCGGCGAATACGACCAGCTTGCTCAATGGACCGACCTTTGTTTCAAGTTGTCTGCAACAGCATCACGTTCGCCGGGCTTGCGTAATTGCTCGAGGGCTTGTTCGTGCGTCACGGTGCTGTCGATGCTGCCGGCGTGTTGGACGGCCTGGAGTCTCGGGCTGACATATGGCGCGAGAGTTGCCGCCGCCCACTTGCGATCCGCATCGGTGCTTTCAGTATCATTGAGAACCTTCTGCATATATTCGATTGGCCCCATCTTCGACGCCGCGATTTTCTCGCGCTGTTCTGTGGTGACCTTGTTCGGCGTTCCCTTTTGCCGACCGCCGGTTTTTCGACCAGTTGCCAATTTCTGTCCTCGTCTAGTTTAGACGGCGCGGATATTACCCCGAACTTGGGCCTGTTGCAAATGTGCCGGGTTCTGCGCCACCGCCCGGCTCGGTGTCCAGGGCATGGTGAGGCGCTATCCAAACACTAACCATGCCCGCGCAAATTACGTTTCCTTTGATGGCTTACTGGCGAAGCCGCAATAACCACGTCGAGGCGAAAAATACTCCGCATCATACCACCTCCATGCCATGCACTTGGACGCGCAGCAATTCGGTAGTGAAATGTCGTGGGTGTTTTCAGCGGCTAACAGTGTGGCGTAACCCGGCCAAAGTTTTGGGCATTCTTTCGTTTTCGCTTCGTCTTCGGTGAGGATCATTGGATTGTCCTTGCTTCGTCTGGGAGTGTGATGATGGATGACAACATGAGGTCGAGTGTCGCCGGTGTCTCAGTTTCATCCATCCTGGAATGCAGCGCGGATTGTGCAGCGTGGTCGAGTTCGTGCTGTTGGATTTTGACCTTGCCGCCCAGGCGCTTGGTGAGGCTGGCGATGACCAGTGACATGAGCGATGGGTTTTTGAACAGGTCTGAGCGCGCCGCGTAGTATGCGACGAGTGCTGCGCGGGCGAGGTCTTCGTAGGTCAGGCCATCTTCGGTGTCAAATAGAACGGTGATCGCCTCGGCAACGTGACGGACATCGTGGACGGAGATATACGGCGGTAGTTCGTCGGTCATCACATCAATCCTTTCGAGTATGGGCTTGGCTGTTGATCGAAGCCGTCCTGCGGCTTGAGCATATGAAATAATACTTTGTCGGTATGGACCGCCGGGACGAAGCCGAGCCGTTTCATTGTGTCGCGCCGATCTTCGCCGGGGAATGGTAGGTCTTTCCAAGCGGGGTGCTTTGGATCGTAGAAAATATCGTGGTATTCCCCGAAGCCTCGTTTTTGGCCGTTGACGCCATCGTGTTTGAGCGCGCCGCCAATCCATTCACACGGGTTTTGTTTCCCGGCTGCGAGTTCGACGGCTGCGATTGCGTCGGCTACCAGCCCGGCCTTTGATTTTAAGAGTTTTGAAATCAGCCCGCCGGCGCTTTTTCCAAAGACCTGTTTTCCGCGATGAAATAGGTATTCTTCGGAGCCGAGTTGGATTGTCTTTTTAGGTTCATCATGGCCGTTACGTAGTAACGGAAAGTCACTAGTTCCCGAGTTAGCAATTGCGCCAGCAACCGTCGTTTCGTTGTTTTCGTTGGATAATTCCCCATCGTTCGGCTTTTTGTTTTCTTTATTAAGTCTGCGTTTACTCACGCTTTTCGCCTGTTTTTCTCTCATTAAATCAGAAATGGAAAGAATTTTGGTGACTTCGGCGGTGCATCTTCGGTTCCGAATTAGGCTGTTAATGATGTCTATTTTGCCCATCAATAAGAGGTCTTTTTTCAGGCTTCGATACTTCCGAACAGACAACTTTGTGAGGCGGGAAACGAGGTGATCGTCGTCGGGTAATTCATCGGTGAAACTGTATATTTGGTCGCATAACTTTCTATAGAATGCTTCTTGTTCAAAGGTCATTTCCTTGGTGCCGTCTTCCCAATCGGGGATGTTATGTTGGTAAAAATCAACCATTACCATCCTCCCCTTTGGTGGCTTGGAGGTTCTCAATATACTCAATAATTTGCCAGCCAGTGAAAACCCGAGTGACGTTTTCAACCCTCCGCCCGTCTTTGTATCTTCTCATGCAACGGCTGGTGACAATATACCCAATCTTTCCCTCCACCGCCAACGCCTTCAATGTTGTGGTGCTGATTTTTAGGAGTTTCGCAGCTTGTGGTGCGGTATACAGCGGGTCAAATTCCACAAGGTTTTTAACTATTGCGTTTTCCGATTGCACGGCTTGGGAAATACGGTGTTCTAGGTCGTAGGGTTCATATTCCGGGCCGCGCCCGTTCACTTTCTTTCGGATATTGTGTAGCGGGTTTTCATCAACGATTGCGTTGGTTTCTGCCTCTAGTGCCTCCTCTCGCGTCGGGTAATGATCTATGTCCACACGCTTAATTTCACCCGCCCAGCCCGAACCAACCTTGTGTTGTGATAGCCGATTGACGGCATTTAGCGAAACTCCGACGTACAATAATTCGCCGTCGCCGTCGAAGTGCCTATATAGGGAAACTGTCATTATTTGCTCCTTACAAGCTGTTGGTTTAGGCGCGGGGTGTCGGTGTGTAAGGCACCAACGGAGGATGCATCCTCGCTGCCCCGGCCAAGGCCAAGTATATTGCTATACCGCCTCCGAGTAAAACCATTATTCCATTCCTTCCGCCGCGTCTACCGACGCCCGCCCGCCGATCCTGTTCGTCGGAAGGTCGCATTCGACCTCAAGGTCGCGTGGCGATTGGCCCGAACGGTTCTTGCGAATAAGTAACTCCATTGTGCGGCTTAAGGCGTTTAGGTCGGTGTCGTGTTCCGCCGCCGCCATTGCGTCTTTTGGCCGGCGCTGCGCCTCATAGTACGCCTCGCGGTAAACGAAAATAATCAAGTCGCCGTCCTGTTCGATTGATCCGCTGTCGCGCAGGTCGGCAAGGCTTGGCCGTTTGTCGTCGCGGTTTTCAACGCCCCTGTTAAGCTGCGACAGGGCGACCACGGGGATATCGGCATCCAGGGCCAAGGCTTTCAGCGTCCCGGTGGTTTCCTCAATCTGGTGAACGCGGTTGGCGCGCGGGTTTTCCGCTTTAACGTGGCCGATGTGATCGACAAATATGATGCCGCCGGGATGCTGGCGAATGAAGCGCCGGGCGCGGGCCGCGATGTTGGCGGCGGTCATGTTCACAAGGGGTTGAACGGTTAGGTCTAGGGATGCGATCGCGGCCCGGTGTGAGGCGATGGTGGCCCGTTGGGCGCTGTTTACCCGGCCACGGCTTATGTCCTCGTAGGGAACGCAAGAATGGGCGGCAATGATACGCTGCATTAACTCAACGTGCGGCATTTCGCCGGATAAGTACAAAACCGGGCGCGTTATAGAGGCGGCTTCGGCCAAACTAATGGCGAGGGCGGATTTACCCATACCGGGGCGACCGGCGATAAACGTCAAACGCCCGTTTCGCAGCCCGCCCGTTGCATAGTCAAGCTCGCGGATGCCGGTCGGCGCACCGGGCAACGCACCATCAAGGGCAATTGTGGCGTCGAGTTCGGCCACAGTCTCGTCAAACGACGTTTCAGCCTTCGCCGTCGCCTGAACACCGCCACCGTGCGCCGCCAGCTTCCACAAGGCACGCTCGGCCTCTTCGATGAAGGATAAGGCCGTGGTGCCCAACAGGGGCGCTGCCGCGGCCTCGGTGATATCCATGGCAATATCTGTCAACTGACGCCGCAGCCAAGCTTCGTGTATGGCGTCACCGTAATCCTTGGCGTTGATGATCGTTGTCGCTGCCGCCGAAAGGTTGGCGAGGTACTGTGTGCCGCCGACCTCGGCCAGACCATCATCGGCTTCAAAGTATGGGACCAAGAGTGCCGGCGTAGCTGTGGCATCACGATCAATCAGGCGCTTGCAATGCTCAAACACCCGGCCATGAACGGCGAATAAAAAGTGTTCCGGTAAGATGGATGGAACGCGGTGGATCGCCTTGTTGTTGACCAGGATGGCCCCGAGCAGGGCTTGCTCTACCTCGGCGATTGGGTCTGGCCCAGGCTCTGATGCCTCGACGGCTGAAAGTCTGTCGCTCATGTTTTTCCCCTATCGTGAACCCGCATCGTTGTTTCGGCGCGGCGTTTGATGTGGTGCATATCCCGTTCGGCCTTTGGGTCAGGCTTCGGCGCTGGCGGCAGAGGCTTCTTGCGGCGCATCCCGAGCAGAGGCTTTTTCACGCCGCAAGACCCCTGATTAATTCCTCAAGCCACTCATCCTCGCGCCGATTGATCCGGCCATTGCGGATGAAGCGTTCGCGCATATTGGACAGGCGGTGCTGGTCTTCGTCGCGCAGTTCGGGCCAGTAACGAGCGGCTCGGGCGAACAGGGCGTGGCGGTCGCGCAACCGCTCTTCGTCAAGCGTTTTCGGCGTCGGTAGGTACATCGAATTTCTCCATCGGCTGGAGTTGTTCCTGCGTCAAACAAAAAGCCGGGCGACCTCCCGCAAGTTCCTTTATGAATTCCGGCTTTTGTGCATCCTTGGCATATGCCCATCCCGGCAAAACGTAGTCGCTGTCCGACAGGCGGATAACCAAAATAAACTTTGTATCCGGTGCGTCTGCTTTGTGGATAATTAAGTGGCCGTTTGGGTATCCAGTTGCTCTGACTTCATGCGGGCCGACATCACCAGGAATTGCTGGCCCGACTGATCCGGTCCAGAATTTATCAAGATATTTTGCCGCCGCCATTTCAGCCTGACACCCCAAGATGTCTTGCTCCCACTCCCCGCCCTTGCCCCTGTTGTTCTTCTGGACACGGCCAAGCTTTATGGCGAGGACGCGCCGCATAACACCGGAATTCGCTGCCATGAGTATTTCGTAATTCGTCAATGTAACCGTAGTCATATCCTCGGGCCAATCAAAACTTTCGCCATCATGGAATAAAGGTGGGGGCTTTTTCCTAATTTCTTTTCGGCATGGTAGACGGTCTTGTGGTTGCGCTTGAAGGCTCGGGCCACGACCGAACGCTTTTGTCCGCAGACCTTCATCGCGACGGCCATGGCAAGCTGCCGCGGCTCGGAATATTCAGGCATCCGGCATTGGGCCAGGATCATCATCGGAGAGATTTGATATTGCTTCGCGACAGCAATCTGGACGGCTTGGATTGATGGTCTGAATTTCATGTGGCGCCCCTAATCTGTACACATACATGGGATGGTGTCTTCGTCAGGTGCATCGGCAAACAGGTCGCCCTGTCGTTGGGAAAAATCCAACATTTGTTCATACGAAGGCCGATCCGTCCGAAAGGTCATAAACCCGCGAGGTTTATTTATATGTGGCACCGTTCGCTCTGCCTCAATCCACCATTCCGCAAGATCGGGACGGTCGCGGATGATGCCAAAAATTTTAGGCCCGTTTTTCAAGAAACAAAGATCGCAATTCCCGTATGGGGTAGACCCGTTGACGTTTTCCAGCCGCAAGTCAAAATCCTGACGGTTCCAAAAATCCGAGACTTTTTGCACCCCTTCGCCAGCGTCATACATTGGCGCAATTCTCTCAATGCAGCCCTTTAATTCTGGCTTGCCTCTAATATTCGCAACCCGGCGAGGCTCGTCTGCCCGCAGTCCAATCACGTTATAAAAATCCACGACTTCGTTTGCCGCGGCCCATCGCTCTATTGTCCGCACCTTCAATTCCGCCGTGCAAAATCGAGCGACCGGGCCTTCAATCAGATACGGGTTTTGCATTTGGCTTTCCCTTCGGGCGACCTGGTTGGCGTTTGGGTTCAAACAGAGCGCGATAATAGCGCACAAGGCTTGCGGCACAGCCAACCTTTTCTGCCACGGTGTAACTGTCGTCCGCCGGATCGGCGTCGAGGATGGCGACCTTAAATGTCATTTTCCGCTTCCAGAATTGCGTGGCCGATCATGGCGACGACCTGCGGCACGACAGCGTTGCCTAATCCTTTAAGTCGGTCCACCCTTCGGGGTATCCCATGAGCCACTCGACCCACGTCGGGTTCAGAGAGCCACCTAGTCGGTGCCGTTGATCCGCTGATGCCTGACCCCTGCCCTTCGCCGCTCCCTCGTCCATTGTCGGGTGCATCGCCGCCGGGCTGCTGCCCTTGTACATAGTTGCTGTGGGGGGCGGGAGCATTACCGCTTCCCTGGGACTTTTCCCGCCCGTTCTTCCTGTGTTTGGCTGCGCACCCGTTCCTTCGCTCGCTGTCGGCGTCGGCCACAACACCTTGTTCACCGCCGTTGCCAAGCCATCCCCCGATGTCGGAGACAGGCCCGCCCGGTTGTGGTTCCCGTTGGCTGTCGGCGTCGGCCACAGCCCCGCTTCCATCGCCGCCACCTGGTCGTTCAGGTCGGCCCCGCCGTGTGTTGTCCCGTGGCGCTTGTACCGTTCGGCGTTCCCCTTCTTCGCGTCGTGCGCTTGCGGTGTGTGGTACATCTCCGCGTCCATCGCCTTCGCTATGCCGCCCAACAGGAGTTCGTCCTTCCTGTCGCCCGACCGGCTTGTCTGCCCGCCGTCCGCTGCTGCCTTGCTCGGTGTGGGCAAT